GCATGTCTGTTCTTTGTTCAGCTCCTGCTACTGCTGTTGCTGTAGTTGATGCTTTTATGCCAGTGATATTACCCATTGTGGTTGGGAATACTGCACGGAGTTGGTGTAGTTGGTTAATGAGAAGAGAGACCTGAGAAAGTGCTCCGTTGATGTTGTCGGTTATTTTGAGTTCCTGAAGGTCAGTGGCAGGGTCTTCAAGGGGAATGGGTTTGTTAGGAGCTATAGAGAAGATGTCGGATTGGTCGTAGGAGAATTTGCGTATTTTCATAGCAGGATAGGTAGCGAGCATAACACGGTCGTTGGAGACATTGATGGTATCGTTTATGGTCTCGTTTATGGACATGGAGTGGTAGGTGTCGGTCATGCCTTCAGAGTCTGTGGGGTGGATGTAGTATGAGGCACGGATAATAGGACGGTAAGGTCTGTGGTCTGATGAGAAGTAGAGTAATGGTTCAAAACGGAGAAGGATAGAAGTGTTGGAGTATTTTATCCATGTAATGACTGTTTCTATTAGCTCTGCTCTTTGTTTTATCCTACCAGCTTCATCTATACCTATTGTAGCTTTTATAGGGTTGCCATATTCATCTCTTTGAGTTACTACTGCCCAGAACTTACCATAGCGTTCGTAGACATCAACAAGAGGTGATTGATAGGTTGGGATGGCTGTGGATTGGTCTTTGACATAGGTGGTTTGGGCTGTCTCGGTAGAAGAAGAGGAAGGGTTACGAGCTATAGATTTTAACTTGGCAATGGATTCAGATGTAAGGCTGGTGTAATGTTCCATGTCTTGTAGTATAGAGTCTACAGATTTCTCATGACGGATAGTTATAAACTGTTTCTCTTGAAGGGAATAGGTATATTCAGGAGAAACATAGACATTACGTGGGTCAATGACTTCAAAGTTAAAGTTGTCTTTAATTGTTTTACGTTTCACAGAGGTAACAGTTGGAAAGGAAATGGTAGGAGGAGATTCAAAGTCTTCAGATGGGACTACTACATCGGTAGCATACTCTGGCATTTCAACTACTTCCTGTTCCCACCAGCATAACCAATATACTACCTTAGCTAACATACGTATTTCACCAGAACGGATGAGTTTGTAGAAGTAGTAGAGGTCTTTGCGATTAAGAGTTTTGTTAATAAGTGTTTTAGCGGCTTCACACTTTTTCTTGTCCTCTGGTGATGTTCCCTCAAGGTAGATCTCAGTAAAGTCTCTGGTCTGGAAGAACTGAGAAGCTAACATGGATATTTCTGTGAGGAAAGAGGAAAAGTATTCTGGAATAACTACATCAGACTGCCATGAGTATTTTTCATTTACACGGTAACCGTTAATAGACGCAAGACCCATTTCATAGGTATCAGCTATGGATTGAGTGTTTGAGTAGACAGAGTTGATTTCGTTGTTAAGTATTCCAAGCAATGAGTCCATATATAGTCCTTATTATTAGATATAGTATAAGTAAATGAAATGTCAAGAAAAAAATTATCATATCCTTACTCCCTTGAATAGTGTAGGGGAAGCGTATTTAGTTGTAGGTGGTCTAGTAAATGTAGATGGAGGTATGGTAAGAATATTTTCCTTCATAGCCCCTTCAAGTGCTGTGCAGAAATGGGAGAACTTTTGTTGTGGCTTTTCCTTAGGGTCTTTTACAAGGAGTGCTGAACGGTCTTTCCATGTTTCGTATGCCCAGTTACGTAATGATTCTATAGTGAATTTGCAGGTATGGGATATCCAGAGTGTAGGGAGGTAGCGGAGAGAAGGGTGGTCAATGGTGGTGTTAGAGAAAGGACGTTTACAGGTTATAGCGTTTTTCAGGCGTTTGCGTATCTCATCTCTACCTTTTGTGGTAGTGGTATCAAAAGAACGGAAATATGCACCCTTACCTACACCTGATTGTTTTAGCTGGTAGAAGTAACGGTTCATATCTTCACAGGGGGATGTGGCGGTGGGAACGGATTTGATTTGAGCACGAGGGTCTATAAGGTCAATGGAATAGCGGTAGTCTCTGGATTTTCTTGCTATAGCGTCACAGATGTCATAGATGGTATTGGTCTTGGGGGATATGCGAAGTTCATCATAAATAAATATCTCGTTGGTAGGAGATAAAGCACCCCATATGCAAGCCCAGTCATTTGATTCATGGTAGTCGATGGAACGGAAGTGGCGGTAGGTGTCTGGAATAATGCCTTCAGGGAAGTAGTTGTAGAGGTTGATAGAGTGGATTGAAGGGGTAAATTCTTGAAATACACGTCCTGATACATAACGGAAAATACCGTATCTACGGACATCTATAGTTATTTCATCATCGAGCATGTAGAAACGGGAGGATATATAGTCATTGTAGGTCTGGTTATCTTTACGTTCTTTGATATACAAGTCATAGATATATGGGTTATCATCTGTAGCTCCATGGACTACAGTAATGTCGTTGTTGTCTGGATAGAGTTCGTAAAGGGACTTGTTTTCACCATGGAAGAGGTAACGGTCTACTACAGGTTTTGTGCGGTATATGTGGCGTGCTTTTTCGTATAATAGTTCATATATCCAGTCAGCATCACCTGAGGCTGGGGTGAGGGTGATAATCATGTCTCCTCCTGTGGTGATGAGGCGGGCATAGTTTTCTTCAAAGACTGAGTATGGTGGTATTTCATCCATGTAAATATAGAGACGTTCAACACCTGCTTGGGCTTGGGTGTCCTGGGAGAAGGAGGAAAATTCGATGTAGAAGTGTTGGGAAGAGTATGGGTCTTGGATTACCATTACAGGGCGTTTGGCTGAAATGTCTTTGGCTATGAGTTCTGGAGGTAGGCGTTTTATGAGTTCTGGGTAGATAGTGTTACGGGATGATTCATTGTCTTCTACTTTGGATGGGAGGGTCTCGGCAATGAAGCGGATAACTCTACATTGCATGTCGTCGTGGAAGTTCTTGTGAGGAATTGGGTGGATACGGAAGAGGCGAAGAAGAAAGTCCATTATAGCCATTGCACCTTTGCCAAGGCGGTTGCCTCCTATGACAAGGGTAATGGCAGAAGAAGAATTGACAAGGTGATAGAAAGGGATGGAAGGGATGTATGATAGGAAGCCAGTAAAGTTCATGGTAAGTGTAGTATTAATAAGTTTTTAGAAAGATTATAGCAACACATACAAATTTCATAATGATCTTTCCTTATTTAATCCCTAAAAACATTGCCCTTTCTGCCTGCCTGCGTCTGACAAGTCCATTTAGTTTTTTACCTCCAGCATATACCCACCGTAGAAACTCATCCGCCGCCCCATGTATCTCTCCACGATTCAATTTCTGTCTTAAGGTGCTTGATATAAAGTTGTAAGCCCCTAAGTTGTAGCAGAAAGATAGAATTGCATCTAATTGGTTTTGCAGGAGTTTTATTCTGATGTATGGAGTAATAATCTTTTCTATTTTAGCACATTCCTTAATAAGTAACTGTTCTGCTTCAGACTCTAATATAAAGGTCATTTTTACATCCCCATAGACTCTTGTGCCGTAGCCTATTGTAGGATAACCAACAGCATCAAGGTAAACATATGGAACGAATCCTTCAAAAGATTTAATTAGCTCAATGCCTTCCCTGCTAATCATTTGAAAATCTTGTTAACCAGCCTGCCGCCAAACCAGAAAGAGATAATACAGGCAACAAATTCACCGTCAGATTCAGTCCATAGCTTTGCAAGTGCCTCAATAGATGTAGAACCGCTTGATACAATAATAGTATACTGCGCATACTTGATAAGTCCGTAGAAAATGGTAAAGCAATAGGTGAGGACTGGTCTTGTAGTGCCTACTATAGCATATACAAGAGTATTAACCACATCCATAAATTTATTTCCTGTAGTCTCTGCCCTCTCCACGACTGCATACTGATAAGCATTCTTTGTAGCCTCAATCTCAGCTTGTGTGACTGCCTGTTGCATCTGTAATTGATTTAGCTTCTCAGCCTGTTCAACTTGTAGCTTCATCAGCTCCAACTCATGTTTCTTGTCCTGCCTATCCTGAATGAATTTTAGTGCCTGAGGAATAATTGACCCCAATAGTCCTGTAATTGCCCCTAAAATCATATAATCCCCCTATCATTGAAATATTTTGCTATTGTTTTGATATTGTCCTTTATCTCCTTCAAGTCTTCTTGAATGTTTGCAAATCTGATGTCAACATTGTCCTGTTTTAACCTACATTCTTTATCGTGCTCCTCTTTTGTTAAATATCTCTTCCCGTTGCTGTTTCTCTTTCTTGCAAGCATAACAAGATAACCTCCTAAACTAATTGCCACTGTGCTGATTGCTATTCCGTCACCGATTGAAAGCATTATATCTCCTTTTGCAATTTTAGGGAACTAGAACTGCACGGGCGCCGAGGCGCCAGTTGTAGGTCGACGGAACGTCGTAGAGGTACAATGCACCCGGGCACCGAGCCCCGTTGTCGCAGC